CCAATCGAGACGAATTTCTGTCTACCCTCTTCTACATCCTCTAGATGAGCTATGGATTGAAATTCGTCTCGATTGGAGCCCTCTAGCTTGTCCATCAAGTGATGAAAACGTGAGCGACTCATATTTCCGGGGCAAAACCATTTATCTTTGAGTGAGTAGATGGACCGACAAGATGGCTCCAATTGGAACAAAATTAAAATAATATATATTCTTATCAAGACTGTTTCTATGCTTTGAGTATTTTGACTGTTCTTTATCTCACAGTTAATTGTATTTCATTCTCTCTCTCTCTCTCTCTATATATATATATATTTATTTATTTATTTATTTAAATATATATAAAAGTAGTAACTGAGTAACCGAAGCAACCAAAACCCTTATGTATCAAGGGATTTCACGGTTACTGGTTGCAGTAACTTAGAGTAACTAAGTAACCATAACCACTACGGTTGCTTTCTTAGCTTTGTTTTCGTCCCAATTAAAATTGAAATCATGCCAATAATCTGGCTTATCTTTAGTTGGATTGAAAAAATCAAGAGGTTTTTGTCTATCTTTTATCCAACCAACTGGTAAATTCTGTGCCAGCTCTTTTTCAAAGTTAGATTTTTTAGGTATAGTATGATTTCCCTCATGACACCATGAGCGGTATACATCCCACAAGAACCTAACTGGAATTCGAGTGGAAACGACATCTGACAAGTATTCATTAAGGAATTTATAAACTGTGTTATTTTCTTCCTTGAATTCTTGCATACGTTCTTGTGTCGCTTTTGGTTCACTGAATTTATCGAAATCTAAATTAATTGCTTTCCAAAGAACATATTCCAAAACTTCTTTACGATTGATGTAATCATCCTTAATTGCCCAATTGTCATCATTGATGCCAAATGTTTTTTTGAATGGGATAATCACGATACGTCGATATGTCCCGTTTGACTTATTCTTAAACACCGGCATAGCATTGGTAGACTGGATAACCGTTTTCTTAAATTGCGCTAAGTAAGGATTTTCTCCTTTTTTCTCAATTGAAACTGGTTCACCAGTAACGACTGAGTTAAAATTGGAAGATTCATCTACATATATACCAGCTTGGACATCGTCACCAATGATAACTGTCTTCCCTTCGATAATGGCAAGACCGAAACGTTCAGAAAATTGATTAAGTTTTAATGGTGCTACGTTTTTTAATCCAACCAAATTGCTAATTAACTGTTGAAACGTACCCTTACCATCGTTACCGTTACCAACTAACCAAATCGATTTTCGATAAGAATGGTTACCATTAAGTGACGCTGCAATCACTTGCCATAGTAATTCTACAAGCTCACTGTCGCCACTCATGAGATCTAACAACCAACTATCGACATCCCAACCATTAATAATTGGTTTAGGGGCATTCTCGACCAGTTCTGTTTCAATGGTACTAAAATTAATAAACTTATGGTCAAACGATAGCAGCTTCTTCTTTCGTTTATCGTAGATGCCATTTTTAACGAGAATAAAACGTCTTACATCTCGATATTCTGGTTCAAAATCCATATACATGTTATTATATTCATATTCCCTGCTCATGTTTGATAGCAAGAATAGAACATTTCGGCATTTTGTTTCATTGAATGTAGGTTCTAAGATATAGATAAGCTGGTAGGCATATCTGTAATCTTTTTGGTAGTATCCCCGCTCTGGATCATATATAGCTACTTTCCCATTTTCGAGGGTGATAACATGAGTGTATTTATTTAAACCTTTAGCTACTGCTAATTCTGGCAATGCCTTTGGTTCATTTTTATCTGGATTTTCTTCCTTAAATTTTTCAAACCACTCGTTTCGGTAGGCTTTAAGCTTGTTCTTAATTCCCTCTTTGCTGCTCGGTTTACTTGGTGAGAGACTAGAGCTTGCAAATTGTTCTCTGTAATAATCGAAATCAATCGTTGTCAAATCCAATCCTCCTTATTTCTTTGTCTAACATGCTCTTAAATGTCCTTTCAAATTCCTTATCATCCAACGGCTCGGATGTGTTACTGTTTGCCATCTTTGCAAGATGATAAGTGATTTCTGGGTCAACGCCTCTAAGAAGTAGCCCACCGACAAACTCGGCAAGTGCATTGTTTCGTCCGCCTTTGTCTCCAAAACCTAGTAAGATGCTCTCGAATAACTTTGTGGTTTTTGTACTTCTAACACTGTCACTAGCAAACGATGAGACTTCATAGTCTGGTTTCATTTTCTGCAATACTTTTATCAACGCAAGAGGTGCTTCTGTTATGCTTCCATCTTTTGGCGAATGCACTGTATCCCATTCATAGTATCCTTTGGAATTATTGGACGGTGGCACTAATATATAGTTATTAACGTGTGCCTTGATATCTACTCCCTCAATCATCCCAATATTTTGCGATATAGGATGGTTGGGGTCTTTTTTTAAGTAGATATGTCTCCCACCGCTTGGGGTTATAGCTTGCAAGGTTTTGGGTATGAGTCTTGCATGTTCCCAATTTCTTAAATTAGTTAAACCGTCAACATCGCCATGCATGTCCACGTCAATGACAAAGAATGTATCTGTTTTAAGTGCAATGTTAGCATCTGGATTATCTCGCCACACCCTCCGAATGTCGTTTTCAGTCATTGGTGGTTTGTCAGCGAAAGAAATAAGAGGGGTTTTGCCATTCTTTGAGATAGGGATAACAGAATAGCCCATGCGTTGATAGTTGATTGCGTAATCAACCATCTCCATAATTAGAATGGAAGGTCAATTTCTGAAATATCAGTATTAACTTCTGGAAGTGGGATATCGGTAACTTCCAAACGTTTAACGTTTAGATTTTCGTAGGTTTTACCTTGCCACTCAGATTTTTCGTTTTTAACGGTAACTTTAAGAGCTTTTCCTTCCAACTGTTTGAGATAATCTTCCAAGCTACTAAATTTAGTACCATCAGGAATTCCTGCAGCTTTAGCAAGATTCATGATAGAAGCTACTGGATATTTTCCGTCTTCTTTTTTAGCAAAGATACGATAGAAAATAATGTTATTTTGGAATTCTTGTTGGAAGTCCTTGCGAATACGGAAACGGATGTCAAGGTAGTCAGCTCCTCCTTGAGTAGCATCTTGTTTTGCTAAATCAATAGTAACTTCGTAAGTACCGTCTTTGATAGATCCGAATTCTTTTGCTTGTGAGTAATCAATTGTAAACATAGTTTTTTATCTCCATATATTATTTTTTTTCTGTTGGTAATAAACCCAACCGGGTTTATATCCGTGTTGTTTAGCGAACTCTTTGAGTTCTTCTACTGTTTGGCATTGGTCACTAGTAACGAATGTTTCAACTTTACTAGCAACCTCTTGCCGTCTTTCTTCGAGTTCTATTTCTCGAATGATTTCAACTTCTTCTTTTGTCGGTTTGTTTTCGTGACCACACATCGGACAGATACGTTCAGCACTCCAAAAAGTTGCGTAACATTCATCACAAGTCCGAGTTGTTGGTTCACCGAGTTTAAGTTTTTTCTTGGTTTTATTAACACCTTTTAGTGACCATTCACGGTCGGCGTTTGGGAGTCCATGCCTATCTACATTTCCAACGTGGTCGATGATAATAGCTGTTTTGCCCTCTCTTGGGTTTAAAGCCCTCATGGCAAACTGTAAATAGAGTGATAACGATTGAGTAGGTCTTAACATGATGCAAACATCAACGTTTGGCAGGTCAATTCCTTCAGTGAATAACTCACAATTAACCATAATTGTAAGTTCTCCGTCTCTAAAGGCTTGCATTGCCCTCTCTCGAACCTCTGGTGGCGTTTTACCACTGATTGCGATAGAAGTATAGCCTTGCTCGTTAAACGTGTTAGAAACGCTCTCAGAAGCTTCTACGCTATGTGTGTATACTATGGCTTGTTTGCCTTTGGCTAACTTCTCATAATGTCTTATAACATCACCGTAAATCACACGTTTCATTGTGTCGTCTACGGATTTCTTAGTAAACTCTCCACCACGCTTTTTTAGGTTTGTAGTGTCGATTAAAGAAGGGGCATAATATTTAAATGGTGCGATGTTCCCGTTCTCCTGTAGCCATTTAACCGACTTTCCGAGAACAATGTCGTCTGCGATATCATCAAACCCACTACCATCTAGCCGTGCAGGTGTACCTGTGAACATGAGAACAATGCTGTTAGAGTAGTATTCAATAATTTTTAGATAGGTTTTAGCTTTGACGTGATGAGCTTCATCAATTAATATAATCGAAGGCTCTTGTATCCTATCTAGGTTTCGTGCTACCTTAGTCACGCTATCAATGGTTACTAAGTTCATGTCAACGCCGTTACGCTTAAAGGTATTAACTACTTGTTCATTGATTTCTTTTCGATGACTAAAGAACAGAATAGTGTTACCTTTATCTGTCGCACCTTTGGCAATGTGAGCCATCACCACGGTTTTACCGCTTCTAGGTGGTGACTGCACCATGATACGCTTATTACCTCTTAAGATTGATTGCTTGATATCATTAACAAGGTCACTCTGGTAATTCCTTAGTTCCATCTAAATCACCAAATTTAAAGAGGTCTTCAATCTTGCAAGCTGTTCGATTATCGAGGCGATTCTTAGCGTAAGTACCTTCGCTTCCTTCCAAAATAAGTCCACGCGCACCAGTTTTAGCATTAACAACGATACGCCCAACGACATCAGTAAGACCTAGCAATTGGTTTAGAACGCTTGCTCGAATCTGTGGCACGTACTGAGTTAAAATCTGACCAGTTTCTAAATTGAGTTCGTGGGTATCTTCCCAAGCCGTAACATAAATATTGATAGGCTTGCTGTAGATAACAGTCAATACTCGAAGGAAGTAGTTCGTCCATTGCGAATAGTGTTGCAATTCGTTACTAATACCATTCTTCGATTTTCTACCCTGTTCAATAAACCAATCTGATTGAAAACTTGAAATGTTATCGATAACAAGGTTTTCATAGTTTTTGATTAAGTTATCTGCTTGGGTTAGAAACTCTGTGATAAATTCAGTTGGATGCTCACGGTCAAAATCTATGATATCCACGTTCTCAGTGCCAGCTAGCACCTTTGAAGAATTGTCTAACGATAACACCAAGGTCTTTCCTTGCATATTTTTGATAAGAGTTGTTTTACCCAATCCAGCTTTTCCATAAATCAGTATTCGCCAATTCTTGGTTCGCTGGATATTTGTCGCTTTAATTATTTTCATCTGATGTTAAGGTTTCTCCTTTCTTCAAGAGTAGCTCCCTCAATATGCTTTCCAGATTTAAGTAACTCTTTGAGTGTTTTCTTGTCTGGCTTATAAGTCGCTATTTGATATTCCTTTGGAAGTTTTTCTTCGTTAACAACTACCGCTTTAGATTTATGAAAACCAATCTTAAATAGAGTGGTATCAACTCTGGTTTGACCAGTTTCAGTCATACTAATCGCAAGTGCTGCTTTTAGTTTGTCAATTTTTGATTGATCAGACTTATTTAATCCGTCTAAACGTTTCTTTTCGTTTTTGCGAGCTTCAATGTCTGCCTCAAGCGACTTAATGACTTTGACATATCCTTCTACCTTATTTTCATAATCACTAGTCCAGTCAATCGCTTCGAGTGTGTCGAGTTTCGTTTCATCGTCAATTTCCATGTTATAAATCTCTAGAAACTGACCTGTTAACTCATATAAAGTTGCCATATTTAATTCCTACCCTCCCACCACTTCAATTGTTGTAATTTTAGATGTTTTCATGGTATACTCCTTTTAAGATATTTTGTTAAGCATAGGCCATTACCTGTGCTTTTTTAGTGCTTCAATCCGCACCCAGCCCCCGATGTGCTTCAATTTCATAAGAAGGTAGTTTTGGCTTTTATTTATATTTATTTTTGGGGTATAAGGTATTTAGTTGCACTCCGCACACCAGGGTGTGGCTACGGATTGAAGAACGGTTTAGCTATTTTATTTCATTGATAGTTGTTTATGAATTTCTTCATATTTCTTTTCGTTTTCTT